GAAAGAAAATCACAACAAACGAAAAGCTAGAAGAAATACAAGGTTTAGATACAACTATAGACTGGAAAAACACAGGTGACAACAGCTATGATGGTGAAAAACTACAACTGCTAGTACACGATGAGAGTGGTAAGTGGGAAAGACCAGACAATATTCTAAACAACTGGAGAGTTACAAAAACATGCCTTAGATTAGGTAGTAGAATTATAGGCAAGTGTATGATGGGATCAACGTCAAACGCTTTAGATAAAGGAGGTGATAACTTTAAAAAATTATACAATGCTTCAGATGTCACAAGAAGAAACAGAAATGGACAGACAGCGTCTGGTTTATATTCTCTTTTTATCCCAATGGAGTGGAACTACGAAGGATTTATTGATGAACACGGAAGTCCAGTCTTCGATAGTCCAGACCATGATGTCTTCGACCCACACGGGGAATTAATAGATATAGGTGTTATAGAAAACTGGCAAAATGAAGCTGATGGTTTAAAAAACGATCCAGATGCGCTTAATGAATTTTATAGACAGTTTCCAAGATCTACAGAGCACGCGTTTAGAGATGAAGCAAAAAACAGTATATTTAACTTAACCAAAATATACGAGCAAATAGATTACAACGAAGAAATGACTAGAACTCTTGGTGTTTCAAGAGGTAGTTTTCAATGGGTAAACGGTGTTAAAGATTCAAAAGTTATATTTTATCCAGATAAAAAAGGTAGATTTAAAGTAAGCTGGACACCTCCAGCAAACATACAAAATAAAGTTGTAATAAAAAACGGTGTTAAACATCCGGGTAATGAGCATATGGGATCTTTTGGATGCGACTCGTATGATATATCAGGAACAGTGGATGGTGTAGGTTCTAAAGGTGCACTTCATGGATTAACTAAATTTAGTATGGAAGACGCTCCTGCTAATAGCTTTTTCTTAGAGTACTTAGCTAGACCACAAACCGCAGAGATATTCTTTGAAGACATTCTAATGGCTTGTGTATTTTACGGGATGCCTATATTAGCAGAAAACAATAAACCTCGTCTATTGTATTATTTTAGAAGACGTGGTTACAGAGGGTTTAGTATGAACAGACCTGATAAGATATGGAACAAACTATCTGTAGCAGAAAAAGAAATAGGTGGAATACCTAATTCAAGTGAAGACATAAAACAAGCTCACGCAGCAGCTATTGAAATGTATATTCAAGAGCATGTAGGTATGAACGAAGACGGTTCATTTGGTGATTGTTATTTTAATGAGCTTTTAAATGACTGGGCTAGATTTGACATAAATAAAAGAACAAAACACGATGCTTCTATTAGCTCTGGCTTGGCTATAATGGCTAACAATAGACATCTTTACAGACCAAACGCACCTATACAAAAACCTAAACTAAACTTAAGTATTGCCAAATATACAAACAAAGGCAATACATCTAAATTAATCAAAGAATAAATATGGCAGAGTCTGTTATAAATAAATATTTTCCAAGTCAAGTTGTAAGTGATTTAGAAAAAATGAGCTATGAATATGGTTTAAAAGTAGCTCAAGCTATTGAGTCTGAGTGGTTTCACACCGATAGAGGTGGTAATAGATATAGATCAAGCAATGATAATTTCCATAAACTAAGACTATACGCAAGAGGAGAGCAATCAATACAAAAATATAAGGATGAGTTATCGATTAATGGTGATTTGTCCTATCTTAATTTAGACTGGAAACCAGTTCCTATTATACCTAAGTTTGTAGATATAGTTGTTAATGGTATTGCGGAAAGGATGTATGATTTAAAAGCTAATTCTCAAGATCCTTTTGGTGTTAGTAAAAGAACTGAGTATATGGAGTCTATACTTGTAGACATGAATAGTAGAGAGTATAGTGATTCTGTAGAAAAAAACCTTGGTATAACAGCTTACAATAACGATAAAGAAAAATTACCAGACACAAAAGAAGAGCTTAACTTACACATGCAATTAAACTATAAACAAGCTGTAGAAATTGCTGAAGAACAAGCGTTGAACACTTTAATGAAAGGAAATAATTACGAGTTAATTAAAAAGCAATATTATTACGATTTAACAGTTTTAGGTATTGGTGCTGTAAAAACTACTTTCAACACATCAGAAGGTGTTGTTATAGACTATGTTGATCCTGCTGATTTAGTTTATTCTTATACTGAGTCTCCATATTTTGAGGATATATATTATGTTGGAGAAGTTAAAAGCATACCCATAAACGAGTTAGTAAAACAATTTCCACATTTAACAGAGTTGGATTTAGAAGAAATTTCTAAAAACAAAAGTTACAAAACAAACAACAACTCAAGTTATAGCTCAAGAGAAGAAGATAACAATAAGGTTCAAGTTTTATATTTTAATTATAAAACATACATGAACGAGGTTTATAAAGTAAAAGAAACTGGTAGTGGTGCTGATAAAATACTACCTAAAGATGACTCATTTGATCCACCAGAAAACATGGAAGGTGGGTTTGGAAAGTTACAAAGATCTATAGAGTGTTTATATGACGGTGCTTTAATTTTAGGTACTAAAAAGCTACTTAAATGGGAGATGGCAAAAAACATGGTAAGACCTAAAAGTGATTTTACTAAAGTTAAAATGAACTACGCTATTGTTGCACCTAGAATATACAAGGGAAGAATAGAAAGTTTGGTTGGACGTATTACTGGCTTTGCAGATATGATACAACTTACCCATTTAAAACTACAACAAGTATTGTCTCGCATGGTACCAGATGGAGTTTATTTAGATGCTGATGGATTAGCTGAGATAGATTTAGGTAACGGAACAAACTATAACCCACAAGAAGCGTTAAATATGTTTTTCCAAACAGGTTCTGTTATTGGTAGATCAATGACATCTGAGGGTGACATGAACCCTGGTAAAGTACCTATACAAGAAATACAATCAGGATCTGGTGGACAAAAAATGCAGGCTTTAATTGGTAACTACAATTACTACTTACAAATGATTAGAGACGTAACTGGTCTTAATGAATCAAGAGATGGTAGCACACCTGATAAATATGCTTTAGTTGGTGTTCAAAAATTAGCTGCAGCCAACAGTAACACGGCAACAAGACACATACTACAAGCTGGTTTATTTTTAACATCTGAGGTTGCTCAGTGCTTATCTCTTAGAATATCTGACATTATAGAGTACTCACCAACTAAAAACGCTTTTATACAACAGATCGGTGGTCACAATGTTGCTACACTTGAAGAAATGTCTAATCTACATCTTTATGACTTTGGTATATTTATAGAGTTACAACCAGATGAAGAAGAAAAAGCCATGCTTGAAAACAACATTCAGATGGGTTTACAACAACAAATAATAGAACTTGCTGACGCTATTGATATTAGAGAGATTAAAAATGTAAAACTAGCTAATCAATTGTTAAAACTTAGAAGAGCAAAGAAATTAGCTAAAGATCAAAAAATGCAGCAAGAGAATATACAGGCACAATCTCAGGCTAATATACAGGCTCAACAAGCTTCGGCTCAAATGGAAATGCAGAAACAACAAGCACTTAGTCAGTCGCAAGCGCAATTAGAGCAAGTAAAAGCACAGCTTGACCAACAAAAACAAGCTCAAGAAGTAATGTACAAAAAAGAGTTGATGCAGTTAGAGTTTCAAATGAATATGCAGTTAAAACAAATGGAAGTAGATGTTACAAAAGGTAAAGAAAAAGAAAAAGAAGATCGTAAAGACGAGAGAACAAGAATTCAAGCAACTCAACAAAGCGAGTTAATTGATCAAAGAAATAGTGCAAAAGCACCTAAAAACTTTGAGTCCGCAGGTAATGATAGTATAGGCGGCGGATTTGATTTAGGTTCTTTTGACCCTAGATAAAAAAATTACTAATTATTATTATATTATATTATGGAAGAAAACGTAGAAAATGTAGTTGAAGAAACTACACCTAAAACTGTAGAGACAGTTAAAGAAACAAATTTTGATAGCGCTGGAAATGACAGTGTTACAAAAGTAGATTTAAACAAACCACCATCACCAAAAAAAGAAGAAAAAAATGAAACCGAAAAAACAACAGAAGTTGCAGAAGATAACACTGACAACGAGAGAGTGGCTGGAGTCGATGAAGATGCCAATGCCTCAGAAAAACAAAAAGAAGTACAGCAGGAAGAGCAAGCACAAGAAACTCCAGTATTAGAAGAAATAACTAATGAAGAGGTTAAAGATGAAGCTGAGGTATTAGCTGAAGATATTATTGATGCTGCTATAGAAAAACAAGAAGATGGCAAACCTTTGCCTGAGAATTTACAAAAAGTTGTAGATTTCATGGAAGAAACTGGTGGTACTTTAGATGACTACGTGCGTCTTAATCAAGATTTTTCAAGTTATGACGACATGACAGTGCTTAGAGAGTACTATAAACAAACAAAATCTCATTTAGATGCGGATGAAATAGAATTTTTGATTGATGATTCTTTTTCATACAACGAAGAAGAAGATGAAGAAAGAGATATTAAAAAGAAAAAAATAGCGTTAAAAGAGCAAGTTGCCAACGCTAAAAGCCACCTAGACGGGCAAAAGTCTAAATACTATGAAGAAATCAAAGCTGGTTCTAGGTTAACACCGGAACAACAAAAAGCAAT